CAAATTTCTCTACAGCCATTAAACGAATATAATCAGGTTTTAGGGGAATTTGTATTCACACAATGCTTTGCTACCTCTTTAAATGGTATAAATTTTAATTATCAAGGCAGTGAAGAAATATCTTCTAGCTTTACTTTCGATTTTAGTCAATTAACTTTTAATATCAATACTTAAAAAAATTTAATTGCCAAAACATAAATAATTAAAACATATGCCAACACAAACTATAGAAAGTCCTGGTGTTCAGATCAATGAGGTAGATTTATCTCTTAGAGCAGTTGTTCCAAATGGTACAAATGTTTTGGTATTAGGTTATGCATCTCAAGGCCCAATTGAAGAGGTGCTTGAAATTCCTGATATTCAAACATTTACAACCATTTATGGAACCCCTACAAACGCAGCAGAAAGATACTTTTTCTACTCAGTAAGAGGTATTTTAAGCGGTGGTGGTAGACCCATCGTTTCAAGATTGCCTTACGGTCCTGGATCAGGAGCCGGTTCTAATACAACTAAATACAGCTGCTTAGCCTACCCTGCTTTACCATTTGCGCAAACATTATCAGCTGCCGATACTGTAACTTATTCTCTTGAACACTTAGGTTACCTCGTTGGAGCTCCATCCTACCTAGAATTAACAGAAGCACAATATTTACAGTTAGTTCAAGGGAATATTCCATGGGAGAACCAAGTAAATAGAATAGGTTTTGCTCCTGGTAATAATTTTAATACTTTCGCTTCACTTGCTTCTGCTGGTATGATTGTTCTTAATAAGTTTCAATCTACATTCGATAGCAAGTCCCTTGAAGGTTATACAATAGGTTTTGCTGACAGCTTAGACGCTAACCCACAAACTGATTTTATTAGTGTTGATAGTATCATATATGCACCAGTAAATGATGGAGTTGTTAGTGCGACTGAATTTTTAACGATTCCAGATGAAAGACTTAACTTCTTGCTCGACTCGACCCTAGCAAGCAGCGAGCAATCTGTTTCCCGTCAAATTGAACAACAAAATCCAAATATTGATTTGTTCCAAGGTTCATTTATTGACTCTGTAAGTCTCAGAGTTGCAAAGTTAAGACAGTCAATTTATACCCCACAAGCTGTTACATTAGATTACACTTTTTCTGATGGTTTCTTAGGCTCTTTTAATAGCAGAAGACAAATTCAGTCTCAAAATGGTGGACAACCTGTTGGTTTCTTCGTTGGAGATGTTGAAAACGACTCAACATTTATTTCTATTGTTGTTAATCCGAACATTTCTACAACTTCAGGAGATTGGACGAACGCGCAAGGTAAACCGAGCAAGTTTATTATTTTCAATCACGGACCTGCAGATACATTAGCTAAGACTGAAGCAGTAAAAGCAAATATTGCCTTTGAAAATACCCCGCTTTACGGTACTGGGTTAAATGGTATTTGTCTTGCTGCAGCAACTCCAACTACTTTAGGTACAGTACTTTCTTCTCGCTTAACTCCAATAACCTCTCTTGTTAGTTATTCCCCAACGGTTGCTACAACTCTAGGGTCTAATGGTTCTTCTTCACCTTTTGCTGTTGGTAATATTCCAGCTAAGATTGACAGAGTATTCCAGACAATTGATGATGTTGATGCTTTAAGAATTGACTTGTCAGTAGAAGCTGGTTTAGGCACAATGTATTCCATCTGCAATACTTTAAGCGCTAATACAGGTCAATTAGCAGCTTTGATGATACAGTTGTAGTAAACATTGGAGCTACTCCGAGTGGTGGTACTTCAACGGGATTTTATCGTACAAACGGAAATCTTACCGCGGATACTCTAACAACTACCATCCCAACTATTCAAGCAGCAGCATTTTCTTATAACGCTCTGGAATTAAAGAATAATTACTTAGCTGTATATGAAGCATTCAGAACATTTGCTCAGGATGCAAGAAAAGATCACTTGTTTATTGCTGACCCTCTACGACCAATCTTTGTTTCTGGTGCGAGAACAAAGGTGCTTGATAATAAGAACAACACCTTTACTCAGCACATCAATACCCCACTAAGAAACCAATTTGATACAACTAGCACAAGCTTTGCTACAGTTTACGGTAATTGGGCCTTGGTCAATGATTTAGCTTCTGGTGCTAATGTTTGGGTGCCAGTCTCTGGTTTAATTGCTGGTATGATGGCTGCAGATGATTCAAATTTCGCGCCATGGTTTGCACCAGCCGGGTTTACAAGAGGTAAGTTTACTACCCCAGTTCTTGACATTGCAGTATCTCCAAGCCAACGCAACAGAGATTTGCTATACAAGCAAGGTATTAACCCAATTACTAAGTTCCCTAATGATGGTATCACAGTATTCGGTCAAAAGACTAAGTTGTCTACACCTTCAGCCTTTGACCGTATCAACGTTAGAAGATTGTTCTTGTACTTGGAGAAGGTAACCCGTACAACTCTTAAGTACTTCGTATTCGAACCTAATACACTCATTACAAGAACAAACGTTATTAATGTTCTCAAGCCTGTTTTCGACACTGTCAAAAACAATCAAGGCATGTATGACTTCTTAATCGTATGTGATGCAAGAAATAACACACCAACGGTAATTGATAACAATCAATTAATTGTTGATATATACATCAAGCCTACTCGCGCAGCAGAGTTTATCTTGGTAAACTTCTATGCTACAAGAACTGATCAAGACTTCAACGAGTTGATCTAAACAAATAAAGAATTTTTAACATATGCCACTTAACATAACAGATTATTTTAAAGTGATGCAAGAGAGAGATTTCTTGCGCAATCACCAATACAGAGTTACCAGCTTTTTTTACGAAGGCTTTTCACTCGGACCAGATTCACTCGTCTATTTAAAGACAGCTGAATTACCAAGCCGTACCATCAATTCAGTAGCTGTACCATTTATGGGATTAAATTTCTCAGTACCTGGCACTGCTCAGTATGCTGGTACTATGGATTTGACGTTTTATTGCGACAATCCACAAATTATCAGAAACTTCTTCGAAGGCATCTCTTTTGCTACATTCGATAATAGAACTTCTGGTGGTGCCTATACAGTAAGGAACACAAATGTGTTATCTTTCTACACTTACGACAATTCAAGCCCAGATACAGTTGTAACCAGTTATACCTTAGTTGGTATTTACCCAACATCTGTTGGAGCTATTGCAATGGATACTACTGGTAATGGTGAGGTTGTAAACTTTACAGCGCAAATCGCTTACCAGTATTGGGAGAAAAATCTTCCAGGAGCGAATCAACAGATAAGTCAGATCTCCCGTACTATTCCACCAAGCAGTCTTATAGACGCTCCTTAATTTTAGTTATTCCCCAAGCCCTCGGCTTTTTAGCCGAGGGCTTTTTTATGCAGTAGACTGTAAAATTTATAAATAATTACATGGCAAATCTCTTACAGGGGCTAATTGTAGGTAACGGGAGTGAACCTAGTGAACCATTTACTGTACCTCCACCTAACGCGAACCTAGTAACAAACATTGCTGCTCCACATACGAAATTCTTAGATGCGCTATCCCAATATGGAGCATCAGTTCCAATAAACAGTTTCTGGGTAGTACAGTTTGATATCCCCTATTTAATAACTGAGCAAAATTTAAGGAATTTAAGTGAGACTTTTGCAAATAATGACACGGCAAAACAAACTCTTGAATCTGATAAATTTGTTAAAAATGTAGGTTGCATTTTTTGTAGATCCTTTGATTTTGGTGGAGAAGTAAATAGTTCATCTGTACCAGAAATGGATGTGAGAGGGTTTAGAAGTGTACCTTATGCTGGAGGTAGAAATAGCGCACTTTTCGGAAATCTCGGTTTAACGTTTTATGAAAGCACAGTGAGCTTTATTGACCATATTATTAGACCTTGGATTATTTTAATGTCGTATTACTCTACGATAGCTAGAAACGATGCAGTCTTAAGTAATAATAATATAACTGACTTAAAGCAAGATATAACCTGTTACTTAATGACCAGGACTGGTGTTGGAAACACTCAACAACAACGTGAGGTAAACCAGATTTTGAATGGAAATACTGGGTCAGGTATTGCAAATTATAATAATCCCTGGGGAGT